TATTTTCTGGACTCTTATCTCTGTTATGTTGGTGTTTGATTCAAGATCACGCCAAACTACAAGTCCGTTGTAAATAATATTGCGGAAATTCGCGCCGCCAGATATGCTATAAAGCGTCGGATCGGGATATTTCCCATTCTTATTCATGTCCATTATTTTGGGATGCGCGACAAGAAACGTGTGAACATCGTGAGTCCTGCCAAACCAATCTATTTTATCCAACGCCTGCGCAACATAGTGGGCTTCAGTCATCCCCCTCGTGTTGTGCTCGAATCTGTTCCACGGATCAATAACCAAAACTTTTATACCCTCGCGCAAGACTCCTATTTTCGCCAACGCCAAAACATTGTCTATGGTCATGCCAGCATGCGAATGTCCGAGCAACACGTAATGCTCTTGGATAAAATCTATCGCTTCCCTCATTTCATTCGCACTCATTCTTTCGTGAGGGCCGGGAGCTATCGGTTTGCCGACGCACATTTGCAGCATTCTCGCATAATATCTTGAAATCGGATAATGCTCGGGAGAGAAAACCCCAACTTTCCAATTTGATTCTTTTGCCAGCATCATCGTCATAAAGTCAACGAAAAGACTTTTCCCGTGAGATGGCGTACCCGTAACTGCCGTCAATTCTCCGGGCCTCACTCTGAATTTTTCGTCTATTGCCTTGACCTTGACTCGTTCTGTTTTTCTGTAGCCGTTGAAATAAATGTTGCTTATATCGTCAAGAATATCCGGAGTCTTTATTTTTATCAAACCTGAAACCGGAACCAAGTACGCTCTGTCAATACAATCAAGAAGAGCTTCTTTGCCGTGCATCATCAAAACGTCATTGGCATCCTTGCATCCTTCTGGATAAACTACACGGTAACACTTGTACTTTCCTATCCGACGTTCAAGCTCTTCGCGCGTTCTCAGGCCGGTTTCGTCATTGTCAGTAACGAGTATTATTTTTTTCGCCTTTTGCAAATCGCTTTCTATGCTTTTCAAAGACTTCAATTTCCCATCGGCGCTTTTGTCATTGGCGTTTATCCCTCCGATTGGCAGGCTTATCACGTTGTGGATTCCAACTTCATTCAACGAAAGAAGATCGACTTCTCCTTCAACTATGTGTATCTCATCCTTTCCCTTGATGTCATTGTAACCGTATACAACTGATTCGCAATGCGGCGATTGCCACATGATTTTCTCGCCGTCTTTGGTGTTGAGTCGATATTTCAGATTCACCACCTTGTCGCCTTTGAAATACGGAAATACCAAGCACATTTCTTTTTTCTTGCTTCCCGGCGGAGTGGCGAAATCCCATGTTACTTTCATTCTCTCAAGTGTTTTCTCGCTTATGCCGCGTGCCGCGAAGTATTCTATCATTTGCGACTGGAGTCCGAGGTAAACGAAAGACGGCGTATGATAGCCATTTTGATTTCCGCTTTTGTTTGCGTATCCGCTCCAGCCACAATTATGACAATTCCATGCCTGTTTCTCAACATTCACGGAAAGACAAGTTTCATTTTTGTGTTCTGACTTGCGATGCTCCGAACACCTCGGGCATTTTATCTTTGTCTGCGCAACGCCGTCCGGAACGAATATTCCGATCTTTTTGAACCGATCGTTTTTATATGTAAGGTCTATCATTGTTGATCAAAAATGCTTACAAGTTTTTGCGGCTGTCCTTCACCTTCTGCACTTTCGTTTTCTTCGATCATCATTTCTTCATCGTCTTCAATAGCGCCAGGCATGTGGCCGGTCATCAAGTATTCTTTTATTGCCTTTTCCTCTTCGGTCAATTCTCGATTTTCAAACTCTTCTTTCTCTTTTCTCGCCTGCTCTATAGCCTCATTTTGCTCCGCCCGCATTTCTGGCGTGCAGACGAACGGAATAACTTCCAACTTCGGTCTTTTTCTTTTCTTCTTGGCGAAATTGTTAAACTGCGCCACGAACAAGGCCAGCGGATGCCCCGCTTTTCGATAATATCCGCCGTGGGAAAGATAATTTTCATAACGCCGGAGAATTTCGTCTTCCGGCCAGCTTTCTTCGTATGCTGGCCTAAAAATGTTTGAGTGCTCCTTGCGGTTAAAAAACATCTTCTGCTCGCCGCCGTTGAGTTGCGTGTCGAGCGGTATCAACTTCTTGGTGACGAACTCTCGCACCCAACGCTCGAGGCCGGTCTCTTCCTTCGGCGCGTTCGTTTTGCCGTTGCTCGAACGGTCTGCCCATGCCTGCCTTTTGGCCTTCGGCTCGTTCTCGCCAAGCCAGCGCCACAACCCGCCCGACTGCTTGAGTTGGTCTATCAACTCTTCCTCAGTTATCTTGTTCTCCAATACAAGAGTCTTTAATTTTCTATGGATTTTTTTTGCCAGTGTGTTGTTGCCGTTGGTGCTGTAGTAGGTATTTACTATATCCTCGGCAGTTGGGAGGTCCAAGATATTTTCGGCAGTTTTTTGATCCTCTTGGATATTAGAGGATGCCTGAGGTATAGAGGCCTCTTGAGGATTTATATTAGAACAAAAAAAAGGTTCTTTTGCGTTTTCTTTTGTGTTATCTACTATAATAAATGAGGAGTCAACAAAAGGCGATTCCTTGAGATCGCTTTTAGCGTTTTCTACAGATCGCTTTTCGCGTTCTGGGTCTGTTAAAATCGGGTTTGTGATTCTCTGTAAATCGCCTTTTGCGTTTTGGGTATTTATTGAACTTAACGCCTCTTCGAGAATATCATGATCATAATTCTTATAATACCACGTAAGGTTAGTCTTTTTATCTACATAGCTACAATAAAACATAACTGTCTCAACGGTGTTTTCATTTTCGCGCTCCCGCATTCTTTTGACAACTTGTTTGTTTTTTTCTTCATCAAACTTTTTCTCTATTTCATAGCTTGGAATAGTGGTTTCTTTTGAAAATTTGTTCTCAGCTTTCTCAAATTCACTTTTTGACGGATATGCCACACCGATATTTTCAAAAGCACTCTTGAACTCTCTTGAAGATAATCCTATTTCTTCCGTCCAACTGTCTCCGTCCCTGTAATCTTTATGTCCTGGTGCTGGCTCAAGAAATTTATAAAATCCATCTGGATATTTTTCAAACCATATTTCAAGTTTGGCAGCAAGTATTGATGAAAGAGTTGATTTTGTAATCGGACGAAGTTGGCGATAATACGGAACGAAATCGTTAAAAAAGCCAAATACTCGCTTGCTCATAACAAACTCCTCAAAATGAAAAACCCCTATATTTTTAAAGTTCGAGGCACTGGCGGGCTTGGCGAGCCGATTACCGCAAGTCCACGGGAAAAGGTACACCAATGCCTCTTACTTCAAAAACACAGGGGTTTGATTTCCAAACTCTATGTATCCGTGGACTTTGCGTTTCAATCTACGTTTGCCATTACGCAGAAAACTAACTTGAACTAATATAATAAAAATTCATCTTAATTGCAAACTATTTTTGTCAAGCATGTCTGTCTGGTCTGCAACGGCTGAAAACTCTCACTGGATTGTGGTTTCAGCCGGTTTTATTTCAATAGGTTTTCTTTCTCCACATAATTTGCATTCCAGCACGGTAAACTCTTCCGGAAAAGTATTTGTCTTTCTAAAATCATGCTCACCGTCATTCATGCACGGTGCCGCCCAAACGTCATAATTAAAAATTATGGCAGTAGCATAAGCAAAATATTTTTCACATTCCGAACATTCTTGTTGATGGATTTCATCTTCTTCATATCCGTACCCATCATCGTGGTTAATATCTTGTTCATGTCCGCAATAAGGACATTTAATATCTTTAAATAAAATAGACATTACTATAAATCCATTTCGTTTATCGGTGACTTTTTCATGGCTTGAATGCTCTCAATTTCTCCAATGTGATCAAAAGAGAAGAAATTGCCTCATTGAATCGCGGCGCGTAAATCACCACATAATTGCCCTGCAACTCATGCTTGCCGTTGTGTTCATGCGATTCAGCTTGCAATGTCGCAATTGCTTCATGAAGTTTTGTTTCCGCCACCTCGATTATTTCCGCTGGTATGTTCATAAATGAATCTGTTTGCTTTCTTTATCGCTTCTGAAATAGAAAAAGCTTTCACCGATGGGCAACGTTTTTCTTTTCCGAAGTTTCCGCCACGAATATAATATTTGTGTCCGCTGCCGCTTTTTGATCTTCCCCGAGACGAAATCAATTCAAAATTATTGTCATCATCTTTTGCGACAACATCACTCATGATCTGATCAAAAATATTTTCTTCTTTGAATGGTTTAAACATTATTTTACAAAATAAAAAACCCTTATGTTCAAGCTGCTGGACACTGGCAGGCTTTGGCAAGCCCAATCTGAAGACACTCAGAAAAAATTTAATCTGCTAAACTTTCCAAATTTTTCTTTGGCAGCTTGATTATATGCCATAGCTGCACTTCGAGCATTGTCAAAATATCCAAGATGAATAATTTTTTTGTTTATAGTAATTCTTGCTCTAAACTTATTACAATTTTTGTGAAAACAAACACCTTTGAAACCTGATTTATTATCTGAATGTCGTGATATATTTGCCATATTTTGAGAGCGAGTACAAACTCTCAGATTTATTTTTTGATTGTTAATTCCGTTTCCATCAAAATGGTCAACTTCGATATTTTTTTCTGCATTACATAGCCAACGGTGCATTTGTATCTTTGTTCGTTTTCCGTCTATTTTAATATTTCTAACTGCGTATCCATAATGATAATGCCATTTATATTGAGATACTCTGATAAAATCATCATTATCAACTAAAGCAAATTTTCCTTGTGACAGTTTTATTTTTTTCATGCAAACAAAAAACCCCTATTGACTCTTTACGGGACTCTGGTCGGCCTGGCAAGCCGTTCAACCGTCACCTCTGACGAAAACGATTTACCAGCGCCCCGTAAAAACCCAATAAGGGTTTTTGATAAATATGTCAGAGGTAATTTTCAGAAACCGCGTTGCCATTCGCGATTAACTTTCAACACAAGCAATTTAAAAAAGAACAACGAGAAAAGCAAGAAATTTTTTAAAAATTCGCAAGCTCGGCTGGCCAAGTCTGGCTGCTTTGACTACGGCACTTCGTGACGATTGATACTTTCAAGTATTCGCCTTTAGCCTTTCGGTTGCGTGTCTTATCATTCCACGCCGCAGCCGAACCTGCGAAGTTGTCAAAAAGCAAAGCCCTGCGCTTATCTTACTCTGCGTTCATGTGTCGGACGCTATGCCGTATCATGCAAACGAGAGACGTGTTCGGCGCGCACTCGGCCTCCGAAGAGAGGGCTTTGCAGTTATGAAGGTTGGCGCGTTTCATTGATGTTTTCCGTTCATAAAAATCAAAACGTCAGCAAGTTCTCAATAAACTTCGCAATTCTTTCCTCGAGACTCGGCTTTCGCAACTCTTCGGAAAGCTCTTCGTCTGAGATTTTAACTTCGGTTTGAGTGTCTTCTATCAATACGCCTAACAGTGGGTCGGTTTCAATTTTTTTTGAAAGCATGGTATAATCCCTTAAATAAATCCCGCGCTACCAGATCACGCGGGGGTGAACTATTCTCAGCGCGATGATTTGCGCCGTCGCCGCTTTCTCGCTTGGGCTACCGTTTCAAATGCTGGCTCAAGTTTGTGCGCAACACCCAAGTCAATGCGCACCCGAATCACTGTCCTGTTACTTACGGCGATTCATTATGTGTATGTGAATTTCAAATCTCCATCAATTCATCCCACTTGTAATATAAAGAATCGCTAAGCTCGACATACTCTTTGTGACCTGGAGAATTTCTGACTTTAATATCTTCCCACTTGCCGAATTTTTCTATCAATTCTCTCTTCATTTTTTGATAACTGTCCCAAAAATTTCTATCAAGAAGCATGACAATAATCTGGTCGGCGCTCAGTCCGTCTTTTGATCTCAAGTCTTCGCAGCCGCCGTGATCAATGTCAGTTCCTTGATAAGGTTCGATAAGCTTGCGGCACAGGTCGGCATTGAGTACGCCGCTATCGTAAACCGAAACGATGGTTTTTTCGTAAAGCGTGTAGCCTGTATTCCAGCCCATGAGATTTCCTTTCTAATTTTTTATCGGTGCGAATCCAGAAAACTTTCCGTCTTTTACCAAAATTTGATCTCTGTTTCCTGTGCTGTCGATGTATTCAAGCCGGCGTCCGTTCAACCACGGTGCAACACTGGCAACTACTTGTTCCGCCCCGTTAGTGATGGACAAATATTTGTCCCACGGCCCCAAATCCTTGAGCAAAACCATTTCATCGTTTTGTTGTATGACTTCAAAATTTACTTTTCGCATGTATTCTCTTTCAAATAAATCAAACTGGTTTTTCCCGATGCCATGATTCATGCCGTTGCAACCGCATCGGCATTTCTTTTCCGTCGCGTCTCGGCATCTTGAATTACAATGAGTTGTCATTTGTATCTGATCGTCAAAACGACAGACCATCTCCAAAAACTCAAGCTGATTTTCTGCCAGAATGAGAATGTTCCAGCCAAGTCCTTAAACGATTGTCGGCAAGACAAATCTTTCCGTGAAAGCCGAGTCGTAAGATTTCTGAAATTCAATTCTCATGCTCTTCATTCCCACACACGGCATATATCTCATAGCCGTTTCCATCAACGCCGGTAACAGAGTTGCCGTCTCCGTATGCGGTTATTTCGTATTTGAAATCTGTTGGCTCAACGCCAAGTTCATAAAAGGCATTTGATTCCGGCAGAAGGCAATTGACTTTTGCGCCCTGCTCTTTAAATTCATTCCAAACGATTTTACCCAGCGTAAAGCCGGTCACCCATTTCTTGAATTTCATGCGTTGCGCATGAAGCGGATGTTTTTTGCATCCGACACAATAACAAGTCGTGCTTATTGCCATTTTATTGCCTATTATTTGTATTTGTTGAAAACCACGTCAAAAATATTTCCACCTTTTTGAATTTTCAATTCTCTGCCGTTGCTGGCTGGCTTGGATGATTTATTTTTCGGTGGTTCCCGCCTTTGTTGGGCGATCTTCCTTTTCTCTGCCTGCTGCCGGCGCTTCTCTTCATTGAGTAACCGCGCTGCATCGTTCTCGGCCTTGTTCTCGGCGGCAATTTGTCTGAAAATGCCATCGGCGAGTTTCCTGTTCTCCGGCTTGCCGAGCAACGGACAACCGGCGTTTTTCATAATGAGCATAATCTGCCAGCCGCTCCAATTAGTATAATCATCCTTGATGCCGAGTTTGAAATCGGCCTCGATCTCGGCTTTCGTCTTGTGGACGCGGGAGCCGAAGTCGGTTTGGATGAGCCACGCCTGTTTTTCTTCGTCGAACTTCACCACGATGGCATTGCCAATCTTGCCGCCGTCTTTAGTCAAAAGCGTGACACCAGGCTCGATTGTGGTTGCTGATATTTTTCCCATATTCATAAATTTCTATTTACTCCAATCGTGTATCCGAAAATTCTAATCGCTTTACCAAGTCTTTGCTTGGCGTTTTTATTGAAGATGTTTGCCGTTACCCAATCGCCCATCATTCCAGAGCGATAAAATATATATTCACCTTGAATTTTATTTATCGTCACTTCACGCAACGTGTCGCCGAATTGATACAGCCATACGTCATTTTTTTCGAAACGGCGTTTTTCTTTTAGTATAATATCATTCATTTTTTTGATGAATTTCCCGCGCGACCGGATTCGCTTCCGAGTGCTTGGGGAGAACACTGGCTGCGCGCGCGGGAAAGTTTCAATATTTTTGTTTAAGCTTTTCAATTAAAAACGGCACGATAATTTTCTGCACGAATTTCAACTTCCGTGGATTTGATGATTTTACTCGCCGCAATATCCCTTTTCCTTTTTCACACCTACGGTGATGAATGCTTCCACAAGGACACGGCTCGACCTCGCGCACAAGACAAGCCAGGCCGAGCGCGACGCGAACCTTGTTTGATGTCCAGCGTCCTTTCAAGACGCCATACAAAGTTCCTCGATTGACTCCGATCAAGTCTGCTATTTTCTTGAATCGACGGTTTTTCACGTCATCTTTGAATCGTCGCTTGATCTCTTGTATCGTTTCGTTGTCTCGCATTCGTTGTTTCAGGCATTCTATGGTAAAAGATTGCTGGTTGAGGTGTCAACGGCTATAGATGGGCATTTTCTCAAGCTGTCTCAACTGCCTTTTTCGCTTTTCCACCGCGTCAGCCAACATCCCAAATCCAAGCATTCGCAGGTCTGTCATGAAACCCTGCAAATAAGTGTGATTCAACAAGCCATGATTCTCGCAATTCATTGCAAATCTTTCTGCACCGCCGGAATTAAAATCCTTGATCAATGTGGCGACCAAGACTTTCGGCCAATTGACTCCGACCAACGCCCGTTCAAGCAGGTATTCGGTGAGCGTTACTTTGATGACGTTTTTATTTTCCATATTGTCACTTTCATTTATTCAATCTTTCGTTTTAAAATCGCAAGCTCGGCTGGCCGGCACTCTTCAAGACACCGTACAGAGAGTTATTGAGGCCACAATGCTCCACCGAATGAATCGGATTATCATTGCCACGTTTAGCGGAGTCATTCAAACTCGGCTCTTGGATGTCATACCTGTGCATGGAAATGTTGCCCATGCCGCAGCCGAGACTTGCGATCACGTTTCTATTTCTGGCGCATACTCAAATTTGTTTTTTCCATAAGTCCAAGCCACACCCTCATGTGCTGTTTGGACTTCTTTCGGCACACGCAAAAAATAATCCTTGAAAGACCCATCTGGCTCTGGAGTGCTATTAATTACTTTGACCATTACCAAGTGCTCGTCATTCGGTAATTCTTTTCTGTAAAGAATGCCGAACTCATCGCGATTAATTTCTTTTGCTCCTGAATCAATAAGATATTTTTGTTGTCCGAATAGTTCAATCATTACGCGGCGGACTTCAGCGTTTTCTTCTTTTTCGATTCGATTCACCGTGATTGATTTTTTGTCTTCAATCACGTCCGCTGGAACTCTCACCCCATGTACGGCATAAATCGCCCAACCGTCAGGATACATAACGGCTGGACCAACAATGGAGTGTAATCTTCCGCGTTCATCTCGGTTTAAAATGTTGTGTCTTTCAGAGACCCAACAAATATTTTCATACGGCAGGAACCATCCTGAATTTTTTGCTAATTCAATCAATCCCAAAACTTTATCAGTTTCAATTCTTAGATTACAAATATTCCTAAAATATTCATAAAATCCTAACCAACTTGCATCATGTTGTCCATACCCAGAATCCCCGACCGAAGCCCTGACCGAAGCCCTGACCGAATCCCCGACCGAAGCCCAGACCGAATCCCAGACCGATTCCCAGACCGAAGCCCTGACCGAAGCCCTGACCGAAGCCAAGACCGATTCCCCGACCGAAGCTATCATTTTTTTGTCAAGAATTATTGCTCTTGTCAATCCTTGAGATAACGGTGAACTGCACCAAATTATTTTATTCGGTGGTTTCAATCCAGCACATTTATAAGACAGAGTTATGGCCTTCTCGGCTTCAATTCGATTTGCTGGTTTGGTGCAAAGCCCAATATTTATCCATTTGTCGCGATAAACAGGAATCATTGCTTCCTGTTCTTGAGTGAGTTTTTCGATCATAATCAATCTGCAACCTTTCTTATTGCTTCTGGAGTATATTCGCGTTGATGCGTGTAGAAAAACACGCCTTTTGGCAGCATGATTTTGTCATGTTCCTGATGCTTGAGATAGCCGGTGCACGGGAGATTGTAAATAATTTCACCGCGCTCGTTGACGAACATCTCAACGCTCAATCCTGGTTTGTCCAAAACGATCTCATGGCAATGTCCGGTAACTTCGCCGTGCGCCACGATTGGATCATTCGATTTGAATTCGAATCCATCGGGAATTTCTGAAATGGATTCAAGCATCACGTCGCCTTGTCTGATCTGCATATTTTTTTCCTTTCAAGTTAATTTTGCTTTGCCATGTTCAACACTGCCCGCCGCGCCTTGCTCTCTAATTTGCGCAAAGTGGCAATGTTATGCTTATTTCATATCCGTAAATTTATACTTCTCGCATAACTTCAACATAGTTTCGACTTCATCGCAAAACGGTTGCAAAAACTTGTCGAATGCGCTCATGAACTTCTCTTCCCGTTCGACCGTCCAGATCACCGACGGAATGTTCGGCTCGTCGGTGTACAAGACGTAATCCCACTTGCTCAGTCCAGTGATCCACATCCCGGCTTGCATCTGCACCATGTGATCGCCAGGCGGTTTACCATCAATAAGATATTTTACGATGGTTTGACGCAAAGGACATTTGATCTCAAGCCCACGATCTTCCCAAAGTCCGTCCGGAGAAGCTGCCCACTTTCTGAGTTTGTTTTGGAACACGACTCCAACTTGGTTCACGACTCTTCCGGTTCTCAACTCATACCATCTCCTGGCCTCATCTTCGAGAATCGTCCCGCGCTCCATCGCCGATGAGACGTAATGCTCTTGCGTCGTTTCTGTCATGCGCTCGGCGACAAGCTCATGAATGTAAGTATCTCGACGCTCACCTTTTCGTTCTTGACAAATCGGCGTCACGATGTCGCAAAATCTTGATGCCGTCGGAATGCCGCGGCGCTCGGCGAACCATGTTGCGTCGCGTTGGTCGCATTTAATAATGATCATTGTTTCTTTTTCTTGAGAATGGCGATAGCTTCATCGTACTTCGATGCTGGAAATGATTTCAGGTCTGCGCACTTTCCCCACGACAAAAATCTCTGCAACTCCGAGCCGGTGCTTTCGATCAGGCCCTCGATCTCTTTCACCTGGTCTTCGCTAATGACCGCCGGAACTTCCCTTCCGTCGTTATCGATGTCCGCCGTCACCAAACCCAATGCCGCGCAAAGCGTATAACGTTCAAGATAACTCACGGAACTGGCGCGCGCCTGAATTTCATTTTTCGCCCCGGTATTGTCGGGCGGTGCCGTCATCGTTGTTTCTTCACTATGCCCGGCAACATGGGTAACAATGCAGGTGACGGACAATCCGGTTTCCGTGTTGCTGATTTTGAAACGATATGAAAGTCCGCATTGTCTCAGGGGCTCTTTCAAGACAGAAGCAATGTGCCCGATGGGAGCGAAGTTATATTTTACACGTCCTTTAGAAGTAGGGAAATCAACAGGACTGATTCGGTCAAGGCGCGGCACGATGTTCTGAAACAAGCTAAACGCATCGTAAAAAGCTTTCTTTGCGTCCTGCGCCAGTTGATCTTTGTGTAAGGCAACAAGGCGCTCCAAAGTCTCAATCGGAAAATCCTTGCCTTGCTGGACTGCAAGCTTAAGCAATTCAAGCGGTGAACCCACAATGTTTTCCGGTTGTGCTTCAATTTGATGTTTAACGAGTGCCTTGCTGGTTTTTTGTTTTCTCATTTGATACCAATTCCTTTTTTATTTAAAATCACTCGTGAATTTGTCGTAAAAATTCCTTGTAACTTTCTGGCTTTAAGGCAAACGGAAGTTTTTATAAAAGCCAAGACTTGAAGTCAAGATATTTGTGCCATAAAACTATCTTGAAAAATTTCCACAAGGAGCCAAAATATGCTCTTATGAAACCTATTAGCATAAATTCAATAACAGGCTTCGGTGCGGAAATTTCATAAAGTTCTTTTAAACGCCTAAAGGCATTATCTATATCTTGTTTGCTTCTCATAAATTCAAAAGTTCTTTCAATTCAAAATAAGCCTTCATTGCTTCACCCAAAGACGCTTCAACATTTTCATCTTCATAGGCGTATACAAAAGCCAAGTCAACGAAAAACTTTATGCTGTTGAGCTCTTTCGTCACTTGTTTCCACGTCAAAGATTTCTTCTTTGCAGCGCGTTCTCTGTGACAGTCCGGACAAGATGCAAGATATTCGCGTTTAGCTTGACTTTTTATTTTCTTGTTCATTTTTTCTCGCTTCTTTTTATCCAGTCCACAATATGGCTGCGGCGAATACGGCAAGTGTAAACGCCGTTCGCCGTTCCTGTTGAAATCACTACTTCGATGCTGCCGGCGTTTTCATACCACCACGCCTTGCCGCCGACTTTCTTGAAGTCTGAGTGGACAGATGCGGCTTGCGGTCTACGTTTTATCTCGCCTTTTGTTTTCATGGTTAACTCAAAATAAAAATCCCAAACGGCTACCGAGCGCAAATTTCTTCACGTCGCGTTTGGGATTCGAGTTTGCACTCGGTAGCAATGACAAAATACAAAAAGATTTTCAAAAAAGCAAACTGTTTTTTTCACAGTGTGGATGCCGGCATCCCGCGCAATTGCGGTGCAACTGCAAGAGCAAAAGACGATCCATCCAGGCTGTGAGCAATCGTGCGGGTTCCGAGACTCGAACTCGGAAGGATTTCTCCACACGCTCCTAAGGCGTGCGCGGTTGCCAGTTTCGCCAAACCCGCAAGTCGCACGCTGTCTGCTATGATACAAGCATCAGATACAGCGTGCTACCGTTTTAACTGCGTCCGCCTTCTCTCATTGACAAGTCGTATGTGGGAGCCATACTTCTTGACTTTGTACGGACACCGGCGCCGCGAACACGGTTACGGTCGGATTTTGTTGTAGCGCTGTCGGGATTTGAACCCGAAACCTTGAGGTTATGAGCCTCACGAGCTACCGGATTGCTCCACAGCGCAATATATTGCTGAATTTTTCCAAGCGGCGCGGAGGTTTATTTCGACTTCTTGGGTTTGCTTTCTTGAAAAATCTCGGCCTTCAATTCTCCGTTCGTGGCCTCGGCGGTGATCAACACCACCTTGTGTTTGCGGCAAATCTCGGCGACTTCTTTCTTGTTGATCTGATCGAGGTCTTGCCAAGCGTTTTGCTCGGCGACAAGCAAACCGCCATCCCCGACAACAGGTGCCGTCAATTCAATTGCGAGCCGCCACTTCTCGCCTTCCGAGAGTTCAGAGAAAAACGTGTTGCCCCTTTCCGTCTTGGTAACGAGGCGACCAGCGTTGATCTTGAGTTTTGGCGTCTTGATCAAACTTGAAAGTACGTTGTCAACATTGCCAGCAGCAGCGCGAAGTTTTTCAGATTGAATCAAATGAGTTTTGTGTTTCTCGCCTTCCTTGTCGGCAGTCGCGAGAAATTCTAACGCCTTGCGGATGAGCACGCCGGTTTCGAGTGCGGTCTTGGTTTCCTCAAGCATCATGCTCACGGTGCTTACTTGCTCTTCGGTGATGGTTTCAACTTTCTGAGCCGCTGCGATTTGTTCTTCCCACTTTTGCATCGTAGTTTCGAGAGTTTTGGCGTGTTGCAGGCGCTGCTTGGCTTGATCTCTCAACGCGATGGCTTCACGGTATTCTTTCCCGGCCTTCTCAAAGGCCTCACGTTGTTTTTCGACATAGTTCTCATTTCTGACGAGATCGCCCTCGGCATATTCCACTGTTTCAATGTTTTTGTCAGAACGAATTTTATTCAGTTCAAGCTTGGCGGACGCAGCATTTTTAAGTGCCGCATCGTTGGCATTTTTCCGTGCTACGATTTCAGCTTTCGCTTTCACCGCCGTCTCGTATTTTTGACGCAGAATCGAATCGTCATGCTCTTGTGTTACGTCAGTTCCGAGCGCGCCGGATTTGTTGGCCTTCACGTTGGCCTCGGCTTCTTGCATTTTCGTTTCCTCTCTCCTGGCCTCCGCTTCGATTGCTCTTTTGACTTGTCCGGCCATGTTCACCACGTCGCCGGTGTCCAGCTTCACGGACGCGACAACTTTTTCAAACTCTTCCTTGCCGCCGAGAAGTTCATAAAAAACTTTCGCATCCGGTTCCACGCCGAGCAACCGAAGCAACGCTTTCATTCTCGCCGCGTCTGCCGCCAACGGATCGCTGATTTGCGGGTCGATGAGTTTTGAAATGTCGAAACGGCTTTCAATCTCCTCGACATTTAACTCACCGGCACGCCGTGTCTGGCGTCCGACCGTGATCACGCACCCGAGACCATTCACGACTCCAACGGCTTCACCGTCACGCACTGGCAACTTGCCCGAGCCAGACAAGATGCTTTGCACTGCGCCGAGCGTGTGCGATTTGCCAGAACCATTGCGCCCTCTGAGCACCACGACTCCAGATTCAGGTACGGGGATGCTAACTTTTTCTACGGGGCCAATGTTTTGAACTGTAATTTCTTGCATTCTTCTTTCTCCAAGACTTCAGTGTGTTTATATTCCTTCCCGCACTGCCAGCATTTTACTTTATCCCATACTGGCAATTTTTTTATAATATCAAGTGGCCGGTACATTAAATTTTCCGCGCCGCATTCGGGGCATTTAGTTTTTCCGTAGGTGTTCATGACATTTCTTTCATCAGATCGTCAATCGCCTCCTGCGGGGTGTCCCCTTTTCCGAAAGCAATGCCGTTTTCTACACAAAAAATCTCAGGATCATAATTATGACCACGCTTTTCATTTTCATCTGGCGTAAGATAGCAAGCCAGAAATCTGAAATCCCAACTTTTGTTTCCGCGCTCGCCATGCCATTGATCGGGATAGCCGCCGAAAACATGAAAATATTTCAATCCAGCAACTATGTTTCCGTATTGATGAAATTGAATGTATGGTTCTACTTTGTTCATGTTCAATAGATTTTTTAAAGTCGGCGGCGCGCTTCGGCATACTCTTCAGAATTATCAACTGGCAGTCGCCTAAACGAGTTTGCTTGCCATGACAAAACATTCTTACGAGCACCCGCAGCGCGCCCGTCCCGACTCTTTTTTTGACCTAACGAATTTTTCCAAGCATGTGCAATTTGCACTGCGCCATTGTGCGCGTTCGTTAGGTCATTACAATTTAAAGCCACCCGCCTCGCCGTGGTAGGCAAAGGAAGGATTGTTGTATTCAAAAAGGCGGGTGGCTGGTTTTATTCAAGTCTCTCAATCTCACGCAATTCCAACTCCGCCGGCATAACATTTTGATGCGGAGTTGTAAAGCCCTCGGTTGCGCGGGTGGATTTTCCTTGCTGAATCGGCACACAAAGTGCTTTCTCGCCGACTTGCAATCCTGCAAAAAGTTTTGATTCTGCGCGGCAATGTGCTTACGCGATATAAGCCGTCAAGGGGAAGCACGGTGGTGCTTAAAATTGCAACGTACATTATTTTTTCTCCATTACTTGACACCGCGAAAATCCGTCATCCAGTCCGCCCGTGCGTCATGAGCAATATCATCGGCGAGACGAATCTTGCGCGGCTTCAGGGTAATCGGGTCGAAGAAATCAAGAATCTCTTCGGCCTTCGCAAAGCGGATTCTGATTCTGACGTTTTGCGAAACTGTTTGCGGTGTCATTGTGCACCTGAATTTTTAAGAATATTCCCGCCCGCAACATTCGTGTCAGTCACAACGAACGGACTGCGGGCGGTCAAGCATTATGTTATTGGTTTTCGCGGCGCTCCACTTCTTCCGTATGCGAAGCGCCGCACGTCTATGTTAGTACAGCCTTGCTTTCAAGGGACACAGCGCGCGAAGCCGTGTCCCTTTCTTTGGGGTAGATGTCCCGCCAGGATCGCGGGATGGGTAGCAATTATTTATTTAAAATATTTTTTAATTCATTTATCTCAAACTCAATAAGCCTGGCGGCGTCAGTCAGAATTTCTTTTTTGTGCTCGGCTAAGAATAAATCCTCAGCCTTTTTTACATAAAACATCGATAAATCACTAATAGATGAGCTATCGCATGAGCCGCCGCCAAATTTCAAATACTCAGCCGTATAACTAATCGCGGCATTTATATTTTTTTTGCAAGTTGCAAATCATCGAATTGTTTTGAAATTGTTTTCATAATTTAAGGTTAAATTTTTCCGCGACCGGAAGATCATCGCTGTCCGGTCGCGGACTTGATACGCGGGATGGGCGCAAGTTCTATTATACTTTTTGGCCTTGCGATCTTTTTCGCATGACTTCAATAACTTGGTCACGTTCTGGATAAGTAATATCACCATCTTCTGTGGCGACTTCAAGCGTATCAAGAAAATTTTCAACTGGCTTCTCGGCCAGATTGATTTTCTTGGCGCGTTCAATAAATTTTTGAAATTTGTTCATTCCTTTTCCTTTTAGTTTAAGTTTCCCGTCCGGCGCGATGTTGCTCCGCTACAAGTCGGCGCCAAAGGCCGGACGGGAACTGATTACGATTGCATGTTGGCGAAGTCCGTCATATAGTTGCAGGCTTCGTCATGAGTGATGGGTTCGACTAATTGTTTTTTGAGATTGACTACATGAGATTGATACCAGTCAATCATTTTTACATTCTGGTTCTCTGGAAGATATGCCCGCTCTTTAGCAAGCAACGACTCAGTCTGTGCAATCGCCTTGATAATTCTATTTTTTCGCTCGCTTGACATTCTCTATCTCCTTTTGGTTATGCCTAAAAGTATTGCAATACATGTGCCAATTTAATTATAAAATGGCATGGTTGTTTATATGTAATTTACATATATACGTCTTTATTTAAAAATGATAAAGTTGTTGCAATTATACACAAGGTGTGTCAAAAAAGTACACAGTTGTTGCAATTTTACACAATCATTTTTTCCTTTTATTAAATTTTTTGGCTTTTAATCTTTTTAGTTCCATTCCAAGTTTTTTGGTTCTATGAAAATATTCAAGCTTGCTTATCGCATACTTTAACCTGCGTGGAACTTGATCATCTCCAAACAAATGATCTTTGTGCAATCCGAGAAGAAATGCACCATCATCTTGCGACAATCCTATTCTTTCAATTCTTATTCTGAGATCATTACGCGAAACACGTTTTCCGTTTGATGGAATACTATTCAATATTCTTTTCTTGCCGTGAACGTTTACCAGGTCTATTCCGTTTTCAAAAAGAATTTTAATCCATTTTTCTTCTGCTATGTCTGAATTGTCATGTTGTAGAATTTTTTCCAGCACAATTATGAATGGTTTCTTTCCCTTTTTTCTCAAATCCAACATCCACCTGTTATGATCTTGCGTCCAATGTTGTCGCAACCTCAAATTTAAATCATGCGATTGCCCAACATATTTTATGGTTAATTCAGCAGGATCGACAAGGGCATAAATAAAAATCATTGTGCAGCCTCAGGTTTGTATGGACGCCCACGTTTTAATTTGCCGTTTTCGATTTCAAGTTTTATCTTTAAACATGACGGATCAATGAGCCACAATTTTGATTCTTTGATGTACCGCGCCTTACTGGAAAAACGTCGATCTGAATTTAAACGACGGATGAGTGTGCTCTTTGAAATTCCAACTCCATGAAGTTTTTCATAAGCCTCCATGAATTTTTTTGCTGTTAATTCTTTCATATTTTCTCCGTTAATGAAAATTATTCAATTCAATATATGCAATGATTATGCCAATTGCAAGATATACTTTTCGTGCTTGTCATATTATTTAATGGTGTGTAAAATTGCAACACCTGTGTCATTTTTTTACACAGTTTGTGTATAATTGCAACACTTCTTGCATTTTTTAAAATTTTTATTTTCTATAAATGCAATATTCACAAAACCACTTTCTATATAAATAATTGGCACATGTATTGCAATACATTAAACCAGAACCAGCAAGGAGATTGAGAAAATGAATATCAACAAAACAAAAATCGTCAAAAGTCACTTTCGCCAAGATACTTGCTATGGAAGAACAACGACTTTGATTTTGAAATCAACTGGCGAGGTGCTTGCCGTGTTCATGGGAGATTTGACCAGAAAAGAAGCTTTTGCTTGCTACAAATTTCAAATGCAAATTAAAAATGTACGTTAATATAGTTTGCAATACATTTAAGCACAACCAAAGGAGATAGGGAAAATGACAACCGACAACAAAATTCTGCTTCCGTTCAAGATCACATTCCGCAAGGCTGATGGAAAGTTATCATCCTGGACGCGCTTTTATCAAGATGCTGAAACTGCTCTTACTGACACCCAGGTTGCTTTAAATCGTGAGTTTAATAACACCGCAACCGCTATTAGCTCTGTGCTTGATATTGAATTTGCAAAAAGCCGTGGAATCGAAATTGAAATTGTGAAAGACTGATAACATGATCACACTCAAAACCGTCAATGATTTCAAGCGCTTGGTCGGGGAAAGTGATTTCTCCGTGACCTACCGCAAGACTTCAGGCAAACAAGCTGGCCAATTTCGCAAGGCCGAGCGCGCCAACTGCGATGCGGTCAAAACTCTGGTCAAAGGCAACGGCAATGAAGCCGCCGCCGAGACCCGCGAAGATCGCGGCGTGGTGGTCTATTTTGACCGCGAGAAAAATGGTATTCGCTCCTTCGCGCTTGAAACCATGCGCCGGCTCGAAGTCGGCGGACAGGTTTATCAGTTCGGTCTTTAATCCAAAGGAAAAACCATGACAACCGAAATGCAAATTTACAATGCCATTCTTGCACTGCCCAATCCAAGTGCTGGCGGTGCAAAGTTCGTTGCCAACGTCATTCATACGTCCTGTCATAACAAGACGCACAAAATGCGTATGCTTTTCTGCGCGTTGAAAAACGGATGGGAATTTTCTACGGCGCAATTTGATATGTTCACGCTGATTGCCTGGCGTGGATTGGTTCAATTGACTGGAAGTTATGATTCAGTTTTTGATCAATTGAGTCAACGATAACATGAAAGACAAATTATGAAACTTTCAAAAGACAAATTGACCGTGTTTGACGAAACCACCGGCCTGACGTGGCAACAATTCGGCTCGTCAAATCGCGTAACTTTCGCCGACGCCGAAAAATATGTTCACGATTTGAATACGAAAAAATTTGCCGGTTATAGCGACTGGCGCTTGCCGACGCGCGACGAAGCGATGTCAATTTTGCTAATTCAGCCTATAAACAATTTTTATTGTGATCCCGTTTTTGATTGCCAGCAGTGGTGGATTTGGACGGCGGATAAAGAAAGCGCTGGGCGGGCGTGGTATGTCGACTTCAGTAATGGCGGTTGCAATCCCAACGACGTCGGCTACGACTGCTACGCTCGTGCAGCGCTTT